CGATGCTCACGGGAAGATTGATCGGCAGTTGGAGCTGATCCCCCGAAAGAATGAACCGGCAGGGGTGCCGGCTGTCTTGCCATCTGGCGATATAATCTACATACTCACTCGGTTTGCGGAATGTATGCCCCTTGTCGCGCACGGAGCTTTGGTACGGGAACTGTCCGACCGGGAACACGCTCTCGAAGCTGATTTCCGCGAGTTCGCGCGCATGGATGACGTTGACCTGGCCAAAGCCGATGACGTCGTACGTCTTGCTTTGCCCTTTGCGCTTGAGTTCCAGGGATGCCGGGAGCACGGGGAAAATGATCGCTTCGGCCTGGCTGTTAAAGCTTAGCGACATATGATAATCGGTCATAGGATCGCCCTCTCCGCCGACATGGCGATCTCCATCTCCATCGCCGATTCGATCTTCGCGATCATCGTGTTCACGTCGACCTCCTGCATAATGTTGCCCGTCGTCACTTGCACCGTCGGATTCATCGTCACGAAGCTGCGAATGCTGTCCCGCTCCGCCAGGTCCCGCATCATGACGAGATTTTCCTCGGGCAGTTCGGGGGTGTCGCGGGCGGGGGCTGGAGGTGAGGCGGAGAAGCCTCTAGTAGTGGTACTGAAACCCGTGGGAGGCAGCATGGCAGGCGCACATTTGCAGCTGTCAAACTTCTGCTCCGTCCCTCCCGAACCGATAGCTGGCGGCACTTCCGGTGCCAGAGGTGAAGGTTGTTGGTTGCCAATCAGTGGAACCTGCGAAAGATACGGACCTGTACTTTTCGGCATCGCTTCCCGCGCCATCAGCATATTATCGAAGTTCTGGAAGAACGCATCATACCTTCCAGAAATAGAGGAAAGTCTACCTAACCCGTTGGTAAGATGCTGCTCAATGAGTCCGACCGAAATCGAGTAATTTTGTTTCAACGCTTCTGTGTCGCCGTTCATCGCATTTATAATGGTTGTCATCGCTTTCGCATGTCCTCCACCGGATGTGTCGAACGGCACTAGACGCGAAGCATATTCGTTAATGGTTCTGGCTGTCGGCGTCGTGGTTGCTTGGATGGGCAAAACGTTTTGTTGCAATTGTTCTTTGGGTCCTTGAACTGCTTGTTTTAAGCAAGAACAGGCATCGAATGGTTCTGTCGTGGGTTCCTTTTTCCCTTCCACCAAATCTTTAATGTTGTATCCAGAAAATTGTGAAACATTCGCCAGGAATTCGACTCCTTCTGGCATCCACTCAAATAACTTAAACCATTTTCCGGATCTTCCATGTGTTGTACTTCTTGGAGGTAATCCTTCCTCGGACGACTGATTACCGATGTTGCCGGCCCCCCTGGAAGCACCCGTTTGCTCTCCGCCAGCCGCAAATCCCATCGACATTGCACCGCCCATAAACAGCGGCGAGCCGGAGGAATTCGTAGGCGGTCCCCCGCCCCAAGACATGTTCCTCCCGCCTGAACCTCCCGCTTTCGTTCGGCAGCAACAACTGTCGAACGTTTCAGCCGCTGCCTTTCCAGAGCGAAACTGCCCGCCAACCGAATCTACTGTCATCGCTAAGTCGAGGGCATTCATAATCGTGTTCCCAGCTCCGCCGGTTACCCCTCTGCCCGCTCCTTGGCTAACTGTCTGGCTTACAGCGCCCCCTGCACGAGGCAGCGCCATTCTGCTGAACAAGTTGACGGCCTGGCTCCTTACTACATTCATTGCCTGGTTGCGTAATAGTGTGGGAAGTAGAACTCTTGCCGCCATCGTTGCGGCTGGTATCAATAATGGAACAACCAATCCTATTCCTCCCTTCATAACAGATGTTCTGCAGCGGAAATCCACCCACTAATCCGGCTCTAGACCGCCATCAGACAGGGTTTAGTGGGAAACACTCCATCTAATTGCCGCTTTTCGCCCGACTGAGGCGAAATCCCGCACAATTAGTAGGTACTTTTCCCGCTAAGTGCGCCACAGCGCCGCGTTCCCCGACAGTAGTGGGAGGAATTCCGTCTAATCCCTCCGGGCGGTCCCAGGTCGCCCTCACCGGCCCTTCGGGCGGCGGCGGGATTGCTTCTCCTTCTCCACCCGCACGTCGATCATCGCGTAGATCGCCGCCTTCTCGTAGCGGTTCATCCGGACGAGCTCGTGCGGGAGGATGCGAAGCTCATGGAGGGCGTAGTAGGCGTAGTTCGCCTCCCCGTCGCCCTCCTTGATCAGTTTTTTACCTCGTCCACGAGCTCGTTCATGTCGCGGTCGAAGCCGTTCAGCTCTTGCACCTTCTGGATGAGCAGCGCGTACTCGCCGGGCAGCAGCATCTTCTTGAGCAGCGGCCCCGCGCCCATGACGCCGTACGACTTCTGCAGCTCGGCGTCCTTCAGGTTCGGGAACGCCACGCTCGCCGCGACGAGATTCGCCATGTATTCGTCGGCGTTCGTCTCCGGCACGCGCATGCCGTTCTTGCCCTTCACATGCTTCGTCGCCGCTTTGCGGCACGTCTCGTTCTCTTCCTCCGTCATACTGCGGAGCTTCCACGCGACCGGCTCCCCCGCCGCGTCGCGGAACCGCGGGGAGACGACGACGCTTTCCGTCGTCTCCGTTGCGGCGTTTTGCGCGAAAAACACGCTCAAATCGCTCATCTTTTGCACCCTCCATAGGTTCGAATGTACTCTCTCGTTACCTTGCATCTATCCGAAAAAAGTGCGGCGAATTCCCGGTAGTATCGATATTTTTCGTTAATGACCTTTTACCTACAATCACCCGCCGACCAGAAACATTACCGCATTACTTCGATACAACCGCGTCAATCCGCCGCACCTTGCTACCCACGGACACCCCTCAACGGGAAAACCTCCCGCTCGCGAGCCACACTCTGCCGACGCCGCGCCCGCGAACCGGAAATCCTCCGGTCTACTCGGCGGAAATTCGCAAAAATCGCGTCAATCAGCGAAATAGACGGGAGGTCTTCCCGTTCAACGGTCGATTTCAGCGTCCCAAGCGGGAATGAACGGGAGCTTTTCCGGTTCAGACCGGAACTTTTCCGGTTCAGGCGCCCGGTGCTTGTTCGTTGGGGTTGCTCGCCCCACCGCCTCCCCCAAACACCGGGTCCTTGAACGTCGCGGACATGTCGATGTCCTCCCACGTGAAGGCGACGTCCTCTTCGAGCGCCTCCGACTCCGTGTCGAGCGCCGCCATGACGACCTCGTTCAGGTTGACGCCCTTGAGCGTCACCGTCTGCGCGCCGATCGACGACGACGGGTCGTCGTTCGTGATCGTGATGTCGAAATACGTGTCGACGCCATTCTTGATGTAATCCACCATAAGCTGCCGGAACTTCGAAGTGACGTAATAGATCGTCATCTCGCCCGTACCGCTCCAGCCTGTCGCCTTGTGCTGCACGCCCCGACGGCCCAGCGTCTTCACCTCGGCCTTCTGCTTCTCCGCCGTCGCCCGAATGTTCTTCACGTAGAACATATCGTGGTTTTCCCCGCCGATCGTGGCGTAGGCGCGGCCCTCCTGGCCGGAAATCGTGTCGTTCGCTCGCAAGTATGCCATCGTTAGCCCACCTTCACTTTCATGTAAATTTTCTCGATCGCGTCGACCGGTTGAATATGCGCCTCGACGACGACCGCGTCCGACTCCGCGCCCGGCAGCACGCTAAGATCCGTCTGCGGGTCGAAGCGCTGCACCGCGCCCAGCCCCTGATACGACTCCACGACCTTCGCGCATTCCTTCCGGAATAAGTTCCGCCCGTCCGCATCGTTGTTCGCCTTGCCGATGTAATACGTCTCGAAGATGCGCTTCCAGTCGTTCGCGAGCCCGTCCAACACCCGAAGAGCCCGATTTTTCCGAAAATGCTTCCCCTTCCCCGGCCCAAAGCTCGTGAAGGTGTTAATGTCCTGCTCCACGACGGCGCGCCCCTGGCTCGGGACGAACACGAACTCGCCGGCCGCGAGCGCCGCCTCGATCTGCGTATTCGTATACCGCGTGTCCACGTCGACGGCGCCGTCGTACGCGCGGTACGTCAGCGACTCGTTCACGTTCGCCGCCGCCGTCGCCGCCGCGACCCAGACGGTCGCCTCCCGCGCCGGAATCGTCGCGCCGTCCGCGAGCTTCACGCCGTTCTTCACGCTGACGACGCCCTCGAAGTCCGCCGCCGGGTAGCCCGCGACGACGACTTGAATCTTGCGTCCCTCCGTATCGCGCAAGCGGCGCGCGAAGTTCGCGTACGTCCCCTTCAGCGTCGCGTCGTCGGACACGAGCGCCAACGCCTGGAAGTCCTGCAGCTCGATCGCCGCGAGGTACGCGGTATGGTCGCCGTTCGCGACCGTGCCGTCCGCCCCGCCGACAAGCGGAGCGCCCGCCGTCGTCGTCGGCGCGCCGGCGCCCGCGAAGTCGATCCACGCATTGTCGACGAGCTCCTCGAGCAAGGCGACCGTCTGCGAGTCGACC